GAATGCTCTTCTTTCCTCATTTCCGACAAGATATAATATAGTTCACTTTTTGAAGGTGAAAAAGACTGACTTTTACTTTTTACAAAGTTTACAAACAACACTGTGAAATGATATACATACAGTAAAAGTTTAACTATACTGTTTAGATGAAATTGCACAATAAAGTGTTTTGTATCATTCTGGTAGCTTTGTCTACTGGATTTGCATTGTATTCTGCTCAGTGCCCTAGTTGGGAATTGCGGAACATATACGCGTTTTCAATGTCGTAGCTATGGCGGATCTAACTTCTATGTAGCAGGAGAAAATGCACAGTTTGCTCCACAAGGAGATCAAATTCAGAAGCCTGGACAGCCTCTGTCAAACGGAACTAGTTCTGATCCAAATGTTTCATACTATGGCTGGTGGTATTGCGATTCTCTACCAGACTCTGCAAGAATTTCTATTTGTGAAAAAGACTTTGTCTACTGCGCAGATCAGTCTTCTGGAATGCTCAAGTATGACACAGTATTAATAGTAGATACACTGCGATCGTTTGTCCATAAGTTTGACACTGTTATAACGTTAGTATATGATACAAACGTAGTGAATGTCATTGATACAGTGTGGCATACTGTTAACGACACAATCATTCATAATGTACATGACACTACTGTGATAGATGTCATTGACACGTTGAGACACATTTTCAACGATACAGTAGTCAATAAGATTGTGCGAAATGACACTGTAGTTTTGCTAGACACTAATAGAATAGTCATATATGACACAACCTACAAAGAGTTAACAAAAGTAGACACTTTGTTCAATTATGATACTCTTTATTTGACAATCATGGACACTATAGTGAAGAAAGTGCTACTGTATGACACGACAACGGTTTCTTTTGAGAAGACTTTCAGCATTACTGTAGACTTGCCGAAGATTCGGAAACATAGAACAGAACACTTTGTATGAAAGTCCTACACTGAAGTTCGAATTAGCAGAAGATACATATTCGTTGTCACAAGAAGATGTAGTATATGTCAAATGGCATTTCTTTGTCTATACTAATCTTGGTGCAGTAGTTTCAGAGAAGTCTGGACAAGACACGGTATATGTAGACGGAGAATATAGAAAGTTTGAATGGCAGCTGTTTGACAGAAATAGTTTTGGGCTTGTAGCTGACAATGGAAGAAGAATTGGTACAGGTGCGTATATTGTGAATGGAAGCTACATTGTGTTCAGGAATGGAGTTCAGCAATATAGAGAGTTCGAATTGAACAAGTATCGGAATCAAGCGAAAAGATCAATAGTCTAATGTTATCTGCTTACTGCCTTGTTCGGTTGACACTTCTATGTATATGTTTCTTTTGTCATAGTTATACCATACCGATGTACATCATCATACAGTAAATTTCCATCTTTGTCAAATTCTGTTTGACTGTTGAACGGCTTGCAATGCGACCTATTTTGAATTACGTCTATAAATGCAGCAAACAGTGTGTCATAGTCTTTTGCTTTTATGTCAAGCCAGTTTGCCCTAAGTCGTCTTGATATGAATCTTTGCCTTTATATAATATACTTCTACTTTCACGACTAGCTTTATTTAGTTCAACGTATTTAGAAAATCTGTTAACTATAGGCAACGGTAGTTGTCTAGCTGCCACTTCATTTAGTATTTGTTTGAAAGTCTTCAATATAACATGTATGCCAATAAATTATTGTAGATTCTACATTCTATCACTAAACATGTCAGTCTGCATATTTCTCATTGGCAATCTTACTGTATCATTCTGTAGTAGTCTTTGGAGTCTTTCAGCTTTGCTTTCATAGTCATAGCTTCCATGTCCATTCTTCTTGATCACACCTTTGTCAATCCAGTGCTGAACGAGTTGTCCACAGTGCTTTCTGAGCATATTGATGATGTACTGTTTCTGTTTAGGCGTATAGAAATGTCTCTTCATGTACCACTTATGGAAGTCAGTAAGCCTCGCAGAATCGGTAATAGAAAATCCTCTATGATTAAGAGCATAGACAAAAGAAGTTTCTTGTTCAGCAGGAGTCTGATACTTGTAGAGAATGTCAATCAGTCTAAATAATTCTTTGTCAGTCATGTTAGGAAAAGCTTCTTCAAACGTTCTTCTAATTTCTGTGAGAGATGTAGCATGTGTTTCTGAAAGTAGCATAATGTAAAATCCTTTTATGGTGATTAGCCTACAAAGAAATATCCGTTTGGAGATTGTTTTTTAATTTCTTCGATGCACCAGTTGTAATCTTCAGTATAGCTAGACAATAATGTTGAAGCACCGCAGGCGGCCGCCACCTGCTAGAGAAATTTCGTATTTTGAAAGTTCTCTAGCCCAAACTCTACCAGCAGATGCAACAACAAGCTTTCTAAATAATGGATCATTAAATATCTTAGCAGCATTTTGACGTCTATATACCCACATCAATCCAATTACATCATGTTTTGGAGTCGGCCATACAGAAAGTTCGTGATCAAGATTGTTGTATCTGACTTGGAATGCAGGTCCGAAATCATTCTTTAATTCTTTCAACCATGTCAAAGTAGCATTCCATGAACCGAGAACGTCACCGAACGAGCTGTTGTTGCCCCAGCAAGAACCAGCAAACTGCCAACCGTTTAGACTGTTCATTTCATTATACAGTAAGTTATGTGATACAGTGAACAAGTCGTTGATGCCAGATGCAAGCCAAGAAGTAAGTTCAAATGTGACTACTTGTTCGAGTTCTTGACAAATCTTGTAATGAGTAATGCCTTTCTTAAGTTCCATCATCAAGTAGTCTCTATATGAACCTACATCCATGTAGTATTTTTGAACGTATTTCACACAGTCAAGAATGATCGTGTCTAGCTGTTCCATGCTCAACTCTACGCAAATTCCGAGGACTTCCTAAATTATACAGTGTGTATTGTCTCATCTGTATTAAGTTGTCAATGTCACCCATGTGCGCATACGGATCTTTTGGATTCCTGTATGGTGGTGGAGGTGGTGCTCGATGTACATGTGGAGGCATAGCAATGTTGTGCACTGGTGGTTCTGGTGTAGCAGGAGGTGCACCTGCAGGCCTTCCGTCTGGCAAATATGCATCAGGCGGAGGAGGAACGCTCATGCCAGCTTCTCTAAAATGTTCAAACATGTCATCTACTTGTTCAGCCATATATAATTTCCTAAGTTATTTATCTTTACATTTTACTATACTTGTAATTATGAAACTTCGATACAGTAACTTATATAAACATGTCTTGAACGAGTATGAACAGCTTTCTACTTGTACAAGACTTCATGTAGCAGCATTGTTAATAAAAGATGGACGTATTCTTTCTCTGGGTTATAACGGTGTTCCTTCTGGTGATGTTCATTGTAGCGAGTTATTCAAAGAAGAAAACGGTAAGTTCTATTTCAGAAAGAACAATGTCGCACAATGGAACGAAGTTCTAGAACGAAGCTGGCGACACATGCATCATGAATTTTCTGAATCTAAAGAAATTCACGCTGAAATGAACTGTTTGATGTTTGCATTGAAGAACAGTATAAACATTTCTAACTGTGAATTTATTGTGTCTGTCTCTCCGTGTATACTGTGCGCTAAGCTGATAGTTATTGCTGGATTGAAGAAAGTGTACTATAAGCAAGTTTATGACGCTAGTTCTGAAGGGCTAGACTATCTGCGAGAACACGGTGTAGAGTGTAATATTCTATAACAGAAAGAGTATAAGAATGTATAAATGTATTTTATTTTCAGTGTGTCTGCTACTTTAAGTTGTTGTGCAAAAGACAGAAACGAAGTTGCTGTGCTAAAGATGATAATCTCTATCATGTAAAGTATTTGTTTTCAGTAGACAATGTAAAAGTATACAGATTCTGTGATGCGAGCAGAGTTCATTATTTTATTGTTGGTTCAGATGGTGCTACTATGTCTTCTCAGCCTCGACAAGTAGGCAAAATGAAAAATTACGCAGAAGAAAGAATTGATACAAAGTATGTAAAGTAAAAGACTGTAATAATTACAGTCTTTAATCTCTATAATGAGTTAACGCAATATACTAACTGTTTGTATTGTCTAGATTCAAGTAGTATTTGTACATTCTCATGCACTTCTGCACATACGGAAGTGTTTCATCGTGAAAATGTGAGATTGTGTTTTTAGAACATTTGTTGCCAGTCAACCACTTGTCAATTTCTTTTCTAGACTTTCCTTGTCTGTGCATTCTATAAGGTGAAGCCCCACCAAGCATTCCTCCATTGTATTCGGCGAATATCATTTCAATATTGTCGTGCATGTGTGTAGAATAGTAGTTCACGATATCGGCTGTGGCATATATTGCTTTTCTGACATCAGTTCTAACACCTTCAAGAGTATGACTCTTGTCAATCTTTCCTTTTGCCTGTAAGCTAGTCAGTGTCGGGCCAGTTATCTGTCCAATTCCTCTGACACCAGTGTGAGAGACTGCATTCTGATTGAATCCGGTTTCTATAGCAAAAATAGCCAACAGTATGTTTACATCTATGTCATACTTGTCAGCAGCTTTGACTACATATTTTGCAATAGTGTCAGCATTTGCTTTCCCATACTTAGACAGTATAGAATCAGGTGTAGCAAGAATTTTGTCTTTTATGTGCTGAATGTCAGCAGCATCATATACGTTTTTAGACAGTTTTGGCAATGAGTCGAGTCTATAGTCAAATTCATTAGCATCTAGCTTGTGCGAATGTCTTTGATGAAACAATGTCTTAGTAGTATCACCATATTTTACGTCTAGACCGTGCACTGGCTTCATGCCAACATTGGCGTTTGCTATTCCCGCGGCTAATCCAGCCGTGGCTAACACGTTTGTCAGTTTGCCTTCTTTCAACAATTCAAATTCAGACTTTAACATCAGTCTACCCTACATTTTGGAGTCTATGCAATACTTTTTCAAAAGAAATGCCAGCATTCAGCATTTTTTCAGCTTGTTTATACAGAGAAGTAATTATGTCATTGGCCGAAGGTTCATTTCCAATTGTAAAGTCGTCTTCAGAGTCATGTTTGTGCGAATTAGCAATTATGCGTCTCGTGGCTTGTACAATGTATTGATCAAGTACAACGTAGTCGTTTTCATCCATTAGCTCTAAAGCGTTAGTCTCAGACAAAAGCATAATATACCTTTTTATGATTATGTATATGACAAAAGCCACAGTTTTCTGGTAAGTAAATATCAATTTCTCTGCGTTTTGACAGTATAGTTCTATCATTTTTACATATTGTACCTGTATAAATCGATTGTATATATTTCAATAGTAACTGTTCTTCTATCGAAGTTATTACAGACTTTTTTGGATATGGATTGCACTCATCACACAGAATTTCTGTTTTTCGTGACAATATTTGATCACGTTTCAATGTTCGTATTTCGTTACATTGTTTACATTTAATACTTACCGTTTCTCCAGCATCATCTATTAGCGTTGCTGTATCGTTTGTCAATATATGATCTCGCAAAAAGATTTTACTAACGCTTGATACTCCATATCTTATTAAACAAGTTTGTTCAAACTTTTTTCTATTATTGTAGTTTGCATCACCATATCTTTTAGTCTAGTTTGTGCAGCATGTTCAATACTTGAATCTGGAATCCATTGTCCATACTTTTCTTGTCTTGTAAGTCTAGATTGTTCAATTTCTTTATTCCATTGTTCTACAGTCTTACCATGTTTTGTCGCTTTTACTTTTTCTATGCATTCTTTACTGTTAAACTGTCCATATTTTTCTAGTCTAGTCTTTCTAGACAGTTCTATGTTTCTGTATGTTTCACTACCATAGCGTTGTTTAGTAGTAAGTTTTTTCTTTAATACTATTTCAGTAGCTGAATTGCAACATGAATAAGAACAATAACTTGTATATCCGTTTAGTAAGACCTAAAAACCTAGAAGGTTTTCCACATTTTAGACATATACCTTCTTGAGATTGTCTAATGAAGTTGTCATAATACTGTTGTAAAGTATAGTTTTTATGTTGATTTAGAATATGACAGCCCTAATACGTGACGATCTGCCCCACAGATTTTACAAATCATATTTTTCTCCAAGCAGAAAAATTTAATGTAAAGTAATCAACTGGCTTGGTAGTTGAAACAGTTTCGAACCTGCTGTCCTTTACTTTGTTACAATACAGTTTATAGACTATTGAAGAAGTCTTTGAACGCGTCTACAATAGCTTTAGAACCAGACTTGTCAACTTTTTTAATGAATTTGTCAGCTGCTTCAGAAATTTCGATTTTCTTTTCAATGTACAAGTTAGTAGATTCGTCGAGAACCCATTTAGTGGCATTCTTGACAGACTCATAGATTGCATCAGAGTATGCGCATTGTGCCGAAGGCATGTATACAGCATCTATACAAATTAGTTTGAAATTTTCGCATACTACATTGTCGGGCCCGAGATCACCAGTTCCTCTAGAAGAAACGCCCATTCTGACACCATCGTTCAATAATGATTCAAGAATTTTACCACATGGTGTAGAAAGAACTCTAGCCTTACCAATTGCAAGATTTTCATCCATATGCAAGTCGGTGATCAGGATCGCTGCGCGATCAGGGTTTATCTCACCAGAGTCTGGATGTGATAATTCGCCAAGTGCTTCTCTAGATTCGATCAATTTTTGATACGTGTTTACTTCTCTTTCAATCAAATGTTTCGGGTATACGCGACCGTTCCTGTTTCTCTCGCAACTTTGTAGAAACGGGCCTACAATGTACATGTGCTTTACACCTTGCACATCTTCATTTATGAACTTCTGTTCAGACATGCATTCTTCATTCAACAGTTTCATAGCTTGCGGCATTTTGACAACCTCTTATGACATTTCATTCAATATATTTATTATTTTCTGTTTAATTGTTGGATCATTGTCCCAATCATATTCTTTGATTCTCACTAGTCTTATTCCGTCTTTCTTCACACATGCTGTCTTTTACTTTCATACTTTGCCAAACTTCAGCAGCAGTGCCGTCCTTTCTTACCGACTATGTCATCAGCTTTATAGAATCTTTTGTCAGCGTGCCAATAAGTTCCATCAAACTCGAATGCTAGTTTCTTTTCGGGCAAGTATATGTCTAGCTCTTTTCCATTCAATATAGTTCTGTCGCTATGTAACACTTTTGTATTTGCATGTTCATTAATGAATTTTAGTAACAGTTCTTCTTTGTTTGATACATTGTAATTGATTCTTCTACATGTTATGCATGGCGTAATATGATTTCGGTGAAGTCTAGTTTTCAATGTATTGACATTTATGATGCTGTCAGTATTGCACGTATTGCAATGTATTTTGAATACATCAGTATATTCTAACAAATCTATGTTGTATGGTTTAAGTTCATTAGTATAGCGTTCTATTGTGTGCTTTACTCTGGTATTCTTAATCTTTTCTATTACATCTTTTCGCTGTGTACTATGTTCTACACCGAAAATTGTCTATGTTGTATCTCTTTATTTTTTCTTGAACTTCTTTCTTTGCAAATGGATTTACATACAGCTGTTTTGGCAAGACTTCTTTGTGTGTTTCTCTGCAATTTGCACAATGTTTTGAACAGAATTTAGAAAAGCCTTTGAATATGTTTATGAATTTAGTGCGCTTTCCGACAATGTTTGCAAGTACAATTTGAATCTATGTGTTTTAACCAATATTCTTCTTGAGATAAACCATGTGTCTTTATATGCTTAGATATAAAATTACAGTAATATTTAGTATATGTTATTACTTCATTACGGATTTTGCACGTAAATATGAACTTTTCTTCCATGACAATATCTATTTTCACATTCAATACAAACTAAACATGAAATATAGTCTGTAGTCATTCTTGTCATACAAGTATATACTTGAACTTATAGAAAAATTCACGTCGTATATGAATAAGTTCAGTCTATTGTTCAATTTTCTACAGTCTTTCTTGCATAGTCTGTCATATTCATATAGTTTGTCAAACTTTACAAATTCTGTATAATATTGTTTGTATCTTTCTAATGTAAATCTTTCATTGTACTTGATCACGCCAGTTTCTTGAACAACACTTTCGTGAATTCTTGCATTGTTTGTACATGACAAAAACAATACACACGTCAGAATTATGACTATCTTGTCAAGCATACTGCGTATTCCTCGTTAGATCCAAAGTGCGACTTGTTCTCTATAATTTCTACAATGTCATTTTTGTATCTGACTTAGTAGTTACTTGCCAGAAACAAGTTCTTGAACAGAATTCTCTATAGCCATTCTGCAAACCATTGAATTCTGTAGTTTTATTGCAGTTTTTGCAGAAGCCTTCTGTTGTGGTCTTAAAGTATTTGTCATAATATGACTTAATGTCAAGATTGTGTGTACGTTTGACATGTGAGGCTGTACTACAATATCTAGTAAATGTCTTATTACAAATCATACAAGTAAGTTTTGTATCATTCATGACGCGCCTAATTTATTGTTTACAAGAATATACATATTTTATTGTACCACAATCGTAGATTCGATAGATTTTTCTTTCTAGCATTATTTCGTGTTCAGTCTTGCTTGGATCAAAACCAGCTTTGACTAGATCGTGTTTTTGATAATTGAATCTATTTTCTCTATGTCCGTCTTTTATGTAAAAATAGCTCGGTTTAGTAACAGAAATTCTAGTAAATCCTATCTTTTCATATAAATTGCCTATACTCCATCTTCGGTCAGCATAACTAGTAACTTCTCTTATTTCTGAATGATCTTTCAGGAAGTGTTGAAATAACTTTGAAGCACCACCTATTACGTTTGTGTACAGTTTGTTACAAAATCTCAACAGTTCAAATTCATTGTCGGAAAATCTAGACTTGCCGAATGTCATTACACTCACGAGTTCATTATTATGATAAAGTCCATAATTATACTTGCTCATACATGAACCTTGAATATGACATTCGTCTAAAAACAGCTTGGTCGTAGCAAAATCTATTTGTCTTACATCACATTTTCTTGCAAAGATTCTGTCATTTTCATGCAATAAGCCTTTCAATCTCGATTTTACAATCTCTTGTTTATCGAGCCATTCATCTTGAAAGACATGAATCAATTGAAAGCCATTCTTTTCACAATCTTCTGTCTTATTTACATGATATTCATTCGCTTTATATTCTTCAGAATGCCAGTATAGTCCATCAAACTCTATGGCTAATTTATAGTTAGGCAATACAATATCTAATTCGTGTGCGTTAGACAACATAGTTCTGTCTCGCGTCAATATTTCTGCGGGGTTTACAATAGTAGACAGATATTCTATGATTTCTTTTTCTTGTGAAGAAGTACCACTGACTAATGGACTGCAATATATGCAGATTGTTCTGCGATGAACACATCTATTGTAAACATTGTAATACGCAGTAGTAAAAGTTTTACCACATGTCTTACATTTGCAAGTAAAGTCATTACCGTCATATGACAATACTTCTACTTCATTCTTTGCAAGTTCTTTGTATTTTTCAAACACTTGTTTAATTTTGCGTGTAGACTGTTGCTTGTTATAGTAAGTACCATTAGCTTTTTTAGTTGCTGCTATTCGTTTTTGTACTTCTGGATTTTTGAAACAGTTGTTAGACTTGTCACGATATTTAGCTTGACATTTGCAAGAACAGTGTTTTGAATACCCTTTGTCTATACCAAGAAATTTAGTTGGTTTTCCACATTTGCAAATACCTTCACCTTCTTTCTTGTAAAATTCTGAATAGTATTGTTCTGGTGTATAGTTGTGCTTAGTGCGTAAATGTCGACTAAGCATCTTATATGTGTTGAATAAGTGTTCTTCTTTACATAATTTGCAAACTATCATTGATTATTATATAGTAAAAATCCTAGGTTGTGTAAACCTAGGATTGAAAGTTAGAAAACTAACTTAAAGTAAGCGAATTACCATTTGGTCTCTTCAGTAGAGTTCTGGAAGAGACCCTTAAATTCAAGCAACCTGTAGTAATTCTCCGCTCCGAGCATATTATCAGCGAAGGCATATCTGCTCATGACACCAATTCTCGGGCTGAAGTCATTCGGGTCAATAGCCTGATTGACAAGTGAAGTGACATACGGGCAGAAGATGACACCAGCGTCGTTAGACTCAGAACCCTTAAAGGCAAGAAGGACTTGTCCATTGTCATTTTTCATGTATTCATCAACAGCATACTGATCGCAATAGACCTTGATAGAGCTGTTGAGTGTTCCAACTTCAGGTGTTGCAGCAGAACCGTTGACGTTCGTAACAATCTTGTTGAAGAACGGAGCAGCGCTCTGAAGAACAGTAGCCATGTCAGGAGAAACTACAGCAATGTTAGCAGCACTACGACGAGTAGCAGTACGAATCTGGTTAGCATAACGCATAATCTGAGTAATGATACCAGAGAAGCGTTCTTGAGACCAACGACCGGTCCAACCGTCACCAGTTGTATCAGTGTTCTTCTCGAAAGTCTTCTTGATGCAAAGATTCTTACAATGGCCGATAGTTTCACGGTCGAGTTCAGCAGTCATTTCATACTGAAGTATCTTGACCATTTCAGTCATCATGTCGACATTCTGCATGCGCTTGATGTCTTCTGCAGATTCAATGCTGAAAGAAGCAGAGAGCTTACGGCTCTTGGCAGAGATAGCCTGACGGCTAATCATCAAGCCAAGTTCGGGCATCTTGTTAAAGTCTTCTGCAGCACCGCCCTGAACCTTCCAGTGTTCAGCAGTTTCAGTCTCAATACCAGTTCCAGCATCGGGAAGACCGCTTGTGTTAGCAGTAGATCCAGAATAGCCAGAATACTTCGGCACAGACTTCCAACCAGCTTCAACAATCTTGTCCGTGTTCTTGTCCTTGTACAAGAAACGAAGAGCATAAGCGAGACCGACGGGTCCGCTAAGCGGCTGAACACCAACGAGAACGTTAGCAAAAAGGTTAGGGAATACACGACGAACGAGTGCCATTGCAATAGGAGCAAAGACAGCCTTTCCGTCACCACCATACGGAATACCTTGGTTAGCACCAAGTGGTGCACCAACACTTATGCCGAAGTCTTCGTTAAGTGCGTTTCTACGCTGGTTTTCCATCAACTTAGCAGTGTTTTCGCGGATATGTCTGTCTGCGATAGATGCTACTGAAAGTTGCGCAGGAACCTTAGTCCATTTTTCTGTGATTTTCATTAGAATCCTCCAAAAAGAGATTTGTTTTATTTATTGTTGTAAATTTGTTATTTTGTTACGACATCAAGTAAGTGTTTGCTCTAGAAAGAAAAGAATCAACATCTTCTGATTCATTTACTTTCTTGAACTTTTCTGTCACAAATTCAGGTGCAGCATCTTCAATAGAAGGTGTCCTGCGCATAACAGCTTTGCGCTGTTCATTGAGCTTACTAGAATTCATGATTGGCAATTGACGTTCAGAAATGATAGAACAATAGTCATCTATGTCTTCTTTTACTGAAGAGTAAGACTTAGACTCGAAAAACTCGTGAACGCGTTCTTTCTGTTCAGCAGTCATGCTAGCAGTCTTTTCTGCAATGAGTGCTTTCTTAGCAGATTGTTCAGCAGCTTCAGAAATACGAATGTTCTCGCTGCACTGCTCTTTGAGTTTAGTTTCAAGTTCTGCGATTCTGCGATTTGCTTCTTTGAGCTTCTTAGTTCCAGAAACATTAAGTGGAACATACTTTTCTTCAAACAAGCACTGAATGCCCCTGACAATCGGAGCAAGTGTCTCGTTGACAGCTGTCTTAGTAATCAATTCGGGACTGATCTTTTCCTGAATCGCATACTTGAAGTACTGATCGACTCCATCGACAACCTTGTCTTCAATTGCTTGAAGCTCTTCACCGTACTTCTCTGTAAACTTTTCATTGAAGTATTCAGTGATGTACTGTTGAGTGAGTTTTTCGAGCTTGGCAGTCTGTTCTGCGATTTTCTTGTCAGCCTTACGAGCGATTGTAGCAGCCTTCTTTTCACAATACTTTTCAGCAAGTGTTTCAAGTTGCTTTGTCTTAAGACTTACGGCAGAATCAATCTTCTGTCTGCAGTATTCATCAGCCTTGCTAGAGATAGACTTTGCTTCTTCATCTACGCGGGCTTTTACAGCAGTCTCGAATGATTCTTTGATTGTGGCAAGATCTTCGTCGGAAAGACTAGCTTTTTCTTTCAATGTAGCTAGGATTTTGTCCATTAGTTTCCTCCAAATCGATTTAGATCAATTTGCTATTATATATTTTGTAAAGATTGTATATTTTTACTTTTAGCGACCAATATGTCTCTTGAAAACACCAGCCATAAGTCCGTCTCTTGTTACCCATGGAAACGAGACGTACAAGACATGAGAAGAAACGTCAAACTCGAACTGCGCACTTTCTCTGTTTATTTGTACTGGTACAAACATTTCTACTTTATTGAAAATCTGTTCTTCTAGTCCAGAAGTGTAATTGTTGAACAATATTTCATACAGAGGGCTGTATAGAGCCACATTGAACAAACATTCACCTGGCATTGTACATAACACACTCTCTATTGCTTGATTTATCGCGGCTGAGCCATACAAGTCTTCATTACAAGATCTTCCATTTATGTCAATGTAAGCATTATACTCAGTATTCTGTCTAGTTACTGTTCCAAAGTTAGAATTAGCTGAAATGGGCAACATATAGAATACTCCTAGAATTTCTTGACATATTGTGTAATGTCAGACAAGTCATTTATCATGCTGGCTTTAGTAGTTATTTCATTGACAAGATTCTGTTCATCTACTTCTGTAGGCAGATCACCATTCAACGCGTCTACTATGTAGGCGTTTGACACTAGCCTATGATCATTTGTAAGATAGATTCTATTCAACGTGTCTGCTGCGACAGCGCTGTCTTTTTGCGACACATAGTAGTTTTTGATGTCTTCTAGTTTCAGTTTATATTCAAAGCCATCATCTTTGTCAAAGTAGATTTTCTGATCTGTTACTTTGACATAGTAGTATAGTCCATCTTCATCAGCGAACATGTTTTCTAGAATGTCTTCGAACGAGAAGCTTACTATTGTTGTCTCTACAGTGTCAGCTATCTTCTTTATGCAATTGCTTATAGCTTTACCAAAGTCTTCTGCAGAACTGAACGCTGTCACAGCTAGTCTTACACCTGGAATTTGTGTCAAATCACCTCTATCTATGGCTTTCTTTGTATCTCTGACAAAGTTAGCTAGATTGTACGCAGCTTGTGCATTTGCTAGGTTTTTAGAAGTGATTCCTGCATCAGTTATAGCAGTAGAAAGTTTGTTAGACAAGCCATTCAATTGTCTAGTTGCATTGTCGCACAAACCAATCTTCTGTGTTACCCATGAATCAGTGAGCTTGTATTGTCCAGAACCGATTTCTACTATATGCAGCGCAGTAATGCATTTTTTGTAGAAATTCTGTGAAGTAGCAATAGAAGAACAGTTTTCTATAGTAGCATCTAGAACGCAGTTGAAAAAAACAGACAACTGTCTAAGCCAGTCTGGAATGCCATAGTCTTCTAATGCATAAAAATAGCTTTCAAGACGCTTCTTGATTCGCTTTCTGTTTCTAGTTATTATGTCTACGAATTCATTTATCTGAGCAAGAATCGATTCTCCGCATACTGCGAAGATAGTTCAAGCCCCACATGAAAGTAAATCCAGAACTGCATATCTGCTTTCTAAAGCTGTCATAGCTTGACACTATTTCGTACAGTTTACTTTGAGGAGCTGAATCATAGTCGAAATTTTTTACTAACGTTTTTGTCAAAGCAGAAGATGGATCTAACAGTTGTTTTAACACGTAAGAGCACTTGAATAATGATTGACAGAACTTGTCAAGATATTCTTGAGCGTGTGTCTTTTGCATTATCCAGTCTGTAAGATATTTGCATAATATTTGATAACCGCGCTAAAGCGGCGTCAAGTACTGTCAAGAACGTGTTTTTGATCATGTTCTCGACTGCCATTACAAATGAATTTAGTGCTGTGACTATTCCTTTAGCATACAATAGTCCGTGCCTCTAGCGCAGCTTTTACTACTAGGAATCCAGAATATATGTAACCACAGATTATAGTACTTAATGTCATTTGTCAGAACTTACTGTCTTATGTGAAGTAGCGTAAATTGTGTCAATCACGTTCTGTTTCGAATCTTCAAAATATTTATGGCCATATGAATAGTTATTCTTGCCAAGTCTTCGATATGGTCTAGACAATACTTGCTTGGCTGTAATGCAGACTGGAGAGTCAGTTTGTCGATTGATGATTTCACCACCAGAAATTACAGTAGTACCGTCTTTAGGAATTCCGAAAACATATACGGTCTGCTCTAATAGTGTGTCATCGAAATTGTATTCTTTGATAGTATTCGGTATTGGTTCATAGACGTACTTCAATGCAGAACCAACGAAGTCAGTATAGTATGCTGAATACTTGCTGACATATGTATTCAAATCGTCATATGGTACATAGTATGAAGAAGTACAAGTCAATTCTGGTCCAACAATATTGTTTCCATTGTTAGTAAAGTCGTAAGCTGATAGCCAGCTTCCTTCAAACACTTTATTCTTTATCGCTTCTGCATAGTAAGCAGAGTTTGAATACTTTTCATTCATGTACATATTGCCAGAAATACCATATACTACAGAATCTGTATCGTTTATATGAGGATTCAGTTTGGTGACAATTTGAGTAATTATAGCAGAATCTTCAATCGGTCTATAGATGAATGCTTCGCAATTGAAGTCAAACGTGCATTTTACTTCTCGTTTAGCATCTTCTCCCATGTCATCTTGTACATAGTCAAAATTGAAACTTGACATTTGAACCTTGATGTCTCTGCGAATGTTCATGAACCAGAATTCTTTGACATACAAGAATAGCACAGAATCTTTTGTCTTTCTGACAACTTGTTCAAACATTCTTTGCAAGTCTGCGTCTTTGTCAGCGTAAGCTGTAAGTTGAATTCCTATATTTACCGGAATCACCATCATGTCTTGCCACAATAAGTCACAAGACTTAAGTTCAACACCTTTTGACATCAGGTATCTGTCATAGAATGTTCTTAGAACATTTGAACTTGTCTGTCTATTAGAATCGTATTGTCCAGAAGTAAATTTCCAAGTAAGACATGGATTTTGGATATAGTATTTTGGATCTACTACGCCATTTTCATCTATTTCAGAAGTTTCTAATTCAGTTCTAAAGTCATGCGCTTTAGATCTAGGTCCAAATTTTATAGGTACTTGAATCTGCTTTCTAGGATAGCCTTTTTCGTCTTCACGAATTACAAACACATCAGCAAACTTTTGTCCAAATGCTATACTTATTGCGCGCATTGTGTCAGCAAAATAATAGCCCTTAGGATAGCCGACCATTAGACACGTCTAATGTAGCTTTCCAATAGTTATGTTCTGCTGGATTGTAGTTGTCTTGTGTCCAGTCTGCACTAGTAAAGTTTATGGCCATACAAACATATTTATCATTTTATGACCATAAGAAAAGCAGTAACATAAGTTACTGCTGCGAAGTCAATGATTTCTAATATAATCTGGAATCTTTTCTATATCTTTTACTGTTATGTCTGGATCTATAGTCTTTGCCCAGTCATATATTTGTTGAACATCTTCTTTAATTTTCTTATAACCAGGAAAAGCACAAATCCAAGATTCATACAATTCAGGAAACTTGTTCAACACTACAAAGAGCTGAATGTCTCTAAATGAAAATTTATTTTTGTATTCAGCCATGATTTTCCACATTGCGTCTCTTGACTCGTATTCAGTAGGTTGTGACACAATATAGTCCGGTGTATAAATGTTTATACCAGTTTTAATTAGCCATGGATTGATCCAACTTTCATCACAGCGTTTGCATATTTTAGAGCGAATTCGAATATTGTCTTCATTTAAGCATTCTAATGGAAATACACGTGGTGGAATTATGCATTGTCCACATAGTACAGTATATTTACTAGGTTCCTTGCTATACCAATGAATTACTTCTTTATGAATACTATGATTGAATACGTTAGAATAGAACAAGTCTGCTAAATTTACTATACACTTGTTTTTCAACGCGAATGCTATAGCTTTGTCAAGTCCATCACAATTATAATATGCATCATCGTCAATCGAAATTACACAATTTTCAAAATGTTCAGGATAGACATACCAACGCTTATGACAATATTCATTGTATTTAGTCCATTTGATTTCTACATGCGAATTGTCATAGACAAACTTTACAAGTTCTGCTGGCAAATCAGCTTCTTTTGATGGAAACTCTTCTTCTGCTAGCCAGAGATAGAACTTGTCAATGTATACTGGAGTATTTTGAAGAAACTTTTCAATAGCATTCTTCACATATTGAATACGTTTCTTCCAAGATGTCATCGTAACTATGTAATTCATCGTTTGCATAAGTAAGATATTTTTCTACTATCTATGTTGTTCAAAAGTCTATTGTACCAAGCGTGTTGCGCATTAAGTATTTCTTCTATGCAATTCTGCATTTCTGGTATGCGTAATATTTGTTGTACTCTATTTACAAACTCATCTGGTGTAACAGTAAGCAATGATATATACATGCTATTGTTACCATAAATTTGTTTTAGCACTTTCTGTTTTGGATCAGTGTCTGCATCTACAAAGATGATACAATTAGCAATGACAGCTTCATACCATCTAGCAGTCATCATTTCAGTATGCGCAAACTCACAATTCGTAATCACTGTAGTTTTTGCTTGCGAAATCTCTCTAATGTAGTCATCACCGAACGCTTTGTCAAACGTAAACATTCTTTCTTTTTCTTCATTTGTACAATCAGATACAAGTTCGTCTATGTAAGTTGACTTAGACGTATACAAAGTGAGCCCTTTTAACGCCTCTTTAATGTATTCTTTTGCATCTGGTCTATATTTGATTTTTGAATTTATCGGATATTGTACGTCATACTTCTTTTTCATAAAGTCTTTCAAATGAAGACTTTTTGTGTTTGTATACGCTGCAGAATACAACAATGTGTTAGGAATAGACTTGTCATCATATGTTTCATAAGAGCCATTATGATATTGATAGTCAGCCATGATCTGTTTATTAAAAAGATATGGTTGATTGTCTATTACGTACCACTTTAAGTCATAGTTTTCACAACCCTTGCTATACAACTTGTTAAACACATTGAATTCAGAGTCATCTTCATGCTCAAATTCAGTATTGATACTAGACGCTACGTTGCACACTGTCTCATCTAGTGTATCTGCCCACTTTATATGTACAATGTCATATTCGTCTTTTAACAAAGAGCATACAGCATTTCTATAGATCGACAGTTCTTCTTCACCTTCAACCGTATAGTCAGACTTGTCGAAGAAGACATACTTTACTTGTGCACCGTGTGTGTGTCTTACTGGTATAAGATGATGTTTTTCAGCATACACATGTTCAAATATGTCACCATGAGTAACTACTAGATACTGTCCTTCAAAGTAGTCATGAAGCTTATTCATAAACTGTTGTTTAAGTTCACAGTCTGGTCCTTCTACAATCAGTGTATTGAATTGCTTGTTAATGAGCATTTTTTTCCTTCGGCAATAATCCAATTTTTACAGTATAGTCTCTTAACAACTGTTCATGTCTGTCATAAACATGAAGACTATCAATATTATACATCACATTTCCAACGATCAAACTGCCATATGTCTCTTTAAGCTGAGCATACAACATTTGATAGACAAAACAATGCCATGGAAAGTCAAAAGACAGTCCAGTAACAACGTCACAAGAACGCTGACTCACTATATAGAACAGCGCATTGTTTCGAATAAACACATGAGCATAGTTGGTACAAATGAAATCGTGCTTTCCATGTTCTATTGCATCATAGTGAATTGATGGTCTAGTATAGATCATCATTGCTTCACGCGTATTGACATCGCGTTCAAGCTTCTTTAGACAATTTTCATATTGTGAATAATTTTCTTCACTGAATACGCACCAGCCATAGTTCGAATTGATTTCTTTCTTTTCATCTTTTGATGCACAGAAATTCCAGATCTTGGTGTCATCCATCCAGCCAACAATTGAACGATCCATAGACATATACCATTTATGCTCTTTTTCAAGATAGTCAAACTTGAATGGTCTGTCAAAAATGTTCAAGTATGGTTTGTATGGATCTAAAGTCATTGAAACATTGATCAGTTCCCATGTGTTGCCAGTCTTGTAGCAAGAATTATTTAATGACATCATGTACTTCAACGCAAGCGGTCTCAACGCACGTGTTTCTATAATAGAATTGTTGTCAATATTCTTTACAATGTTTTCTCTCTTGGAATCGTTGTCATAAGACTGTAATACAAAATCGTCAATCATCATGTACCCCATTAAAATTTTATAGTTATAATATAGTAAAAGAGACGAGTTATGTTAACTTGTCTCTCGATATGTACTAAATATTGTTCAATTACATCATGTCAGACAACGCCTGACTGTCTTGTGCATGACAGCTACAAGTCTTCTCTTCTGGCTTGTCAACAATTACACAATCGGTAGTAAGAATCATAGAAGCAATGCTAGCTGCATTTCTAAGAGCAGTCTTAGTCACCTTAGCCGGATCGATCACACCAGATTCTACAAGATTTTCATACTTGTCAGTCTTAGCATTGTAACCAATATGGTCAGTTCCCGCTTTTACTGTATTGCATATGACAGAAGCTTCAAGTCCCGCATTGGTGAGAATTTGACGCATTGGCTCTTCAACAGCTTTTGCTACAATCTTGAAACCTGCATCGAAGTCAGTAGAGACATTAGCTGTGCCAATTTCGGCAGCGGCTCTGATCAATGCAACACCACCACCAGGAACAATTCCTTCTTCTACAGCGGCCTTAGTGGCATGAACAGCATCATCAACACGGTCTTTTTTTTCTTTCATCTCTACTTCTGTTGCAGCACCGACTGAAATTACGGCTACACCACCTACAAGTTTTGCAAGTCTAGACTTGAGTTTTTCAATTTCATACTCAGAAGTGGTCTGTTCAATCTCGTTTCTGATTTCATTTGCACGTTTTTCTACAGCTTGCTTGATTTCATCAGAATCGTATCCAACAATCAACGTTTTGCTATTGTCTGTCACAATAGACTTAGCTTTACCGAGCATTTCTATACTGACATCTTCCAATGTAGTACCAAAGTCATCGCAGATAAGTCTTCCATTAGTCAATACCGCAATGTCTTCTAGAATACGCTTACGCTGGTCACCATAGTCTGGTGCTTTTACAGCAATAGCATTAAGAGTACCGCGCATCTTGTTAATGATCAATGTAGCAAGCGCTTCGCCTTCAAGATCTTCACATACAATCAAAAGCGGCTTACTCTGTCTTGCTACTTGTTCAAGAATAGGAATTAAGTCTTTCATAGCAGTAATTTTCTGATTATACAGCAAGACATATGCGTCTTCGAGACTTACTGGCTGATTGTTGCTAGTGAAATACGGAGAAGCAAGTCCTCTGTCAAACTGCATACCTTTTACAACATTAAGTGTAGTTTCAGCAGTCTTTCCTTCTTCAACAGAAATCACACCCTCTTTACCGACTTCTTCGAGTGCTATTGCGAGAAGCGTTCCAATTTCTGCGTCATTGTTAGCAGAAATAGTAGCAACTTGCTGAATAGTGTCTTTTGTTACAACTGGAATTGCAAGCTTGTCAATAGCAGTAATGATCTTTTCTACCGCACTGTCTATTCCGCGCTTGACATCCATCGGATTGGCACCAGCAGCTACAACTTTAAGTCCTTCTCTAGCAATAGCTTGTGCAAGAACAGTAGCAGTAGTAGTACCATCACCAGCAATATCATTCGTCTTAGACGCGACAGACTTAGCCATCTGTGCGCCTTGATTTTCAAACTGATCTTCGAGTTCAATAGATTTTGCTACAGTCACACCATCTTTTGTGACAATTGGTGCAGAACCCGTAGAGATCATCACATTTCGGCCTTTAGGTCCGAAGTGTAACTTTTACAGCATTAGCAAGTGTATCTACTCCACGCATCAAAGCTTCTCTAGCTTTGACATCAAACGATAATGTCTTAGACATATTTACCTCTTATAGTTTCACAAATCAAATTACAATATAATAAAGCAAATTATATATGTAAAAACGAGAAACAGTTTTTTTTGCTGTTTCTCGTTAAGATTATTATAAAAACCTATTCAACTATCCATTTGCCAGCTACTATTGGAATATGACGTTCTTCAAATCCATCTTCACATTTTTTGTAGCTAAGCATTTTATTGACAATCTGCGCAGAAGTCATTCTAGACCTAATCTTCCTAAAATATGGACTATCGATGCATTTAATTTCATTGACGATCAAGTCAGATGGTAAAGAGTACAGCATTTCTGTATAGTCCGCACCATATACAAATACTGCTTGGTAAGAACGACCTTTGATTTCAAAATTGAAGAACATTCCGTTAATATCATTTCGATCTTCACCTAACCCCGTAACACGACAGATAGTAATAGTCTGTGTTGGAATTACTTCAGTGAGATTCTGATACATGCTTTCACAATGCCCATTTTTTTGTGCAAAACTGACAATCGCAAAAGCTAAAATTGTAATGATGATTCGTTTCATATTGTTATGTTCCTTTTTTGTTTGAGGTTTACAATAACAATATAGTACAGTCTACATAAAATGTTTATCTATTTTGTACAATAATTTTTCCACCACACGGAGTAAATGTAGTTTCTTCAAACTTCACAGTTCCGTCTATAGCAAACATGTCAACCCTGACAAACTTGAATAGCTTAGCTATTGCTTTGACATATTGTAGCATGCGATCTACATTCTTTTTGAATGTTTTTTGTAGACAATTCATTTCTGGTTTTGCGCCAATATACCAGTCTAAGCCTTTTCCATCAACGTCAGTAAATGCTATATGCTCTGTTATGTCATTGTCGAGCTTCTTAGTCAGTCCAACTGCAATTGCTTCACCATCTATACACCAAAAATTGTAGTCTAACAAGCTGTCTGTCAAAAGCGACTGTATCACATAACCCGGCTTTATGTCTTCATATTGAGCTTCATATCCACACATATAAGCATAGTTTAGACTTTGCCAAGCATTTACTTGTTGAACAGCTTTTGCCATGTCTGTATTACCAGTAAGTCTCACATTCCAATTAGATCCATGATTGCATTTGACAATTATGTCTTGTTCACGATGTTCAACGTCAGAAAGTCTTATTTCTTCGTAGTTACAACTAGAATCTAGCAATATGTCTTCCATTCCAAGACTTCTTAGTTCTTGTTGAACGTGTATCTTGTCAGTCCATTTAGCACATAATTCTCTGTATGCTTTGTCAGTGGCTATGTGCAATTTTTCAGTGCATACTAAATTTGCCATAAAGTTTGTGCACGGAGTATATTCTCCGTCTACCAGTTTGTTTCGTAATAGCCAGTCTTTAGCATACTGAAGCTTGTCTTCTGCAAATCTACAATTGTTGTATTCTGTATGATGCAAGCCCGCTAGCCATTCAGCTCTGTACTCTTGCTCAGTCATTCTACTTTGTTCTAGTATACCAAGTGTCAAACGAAGTTGGAAATGACTTACGATTGAAGTCTTCAATCACTGTATCATTCTTTACATTGTATCTGTAAAAAGTCTTGTGTGTTTGATTATATGTAGAAACAATGTCTAGTTTTTCTTTGTATGTAAGCATACAATATCCTTTATGCTTAGTGTATTGACTTTCATGTAATGTTTTGTAGATTTAGTTCAATCTAACTTAATAATTTATACTTATTTTGTTTTACTTCTATGTTGAAGATTCAGCCCAACTATTATCAGTATACAACTGAAAATGACAAGCAAGAAACATATCTCCAATGGTAGCAATACTATGCACCAGTGCAAATCTTGATAAAGTTCAAACTTTACTAGCAGCATGATAATTTGTGTTGCGATAAACAGTTTCAACAATGGCTTATCAGAATTCATGTTTTTAATGTTCCTTTCTTACGCATGTCCATCGTTCTCTCTAGACATTCACGTTCCTAGCTCGATCGAGCATGTCATTGTAATGTTCCAATATGCTGTTCATCAAGTCGACTTTTCGTCTTGCTTGCTTTACTTTTGCCTCGAAATATGCCACACGATGCTTCTTGCTCTCGCGTATCATGTCGGACTCGAAGTCGCTTACGCTGTTCCAGAAACGTTCGAGCAGAACGCCCTCGCGTTCTCTGTCTGGCAGACTGCACACACTGTTCCCGTAGAACAATGCCCTTCGTTCCGGTCTGTCGTTTTCGTTCAGCCCTTCGTTCCAGTATGCATAGATGTATTCCTCCATCCAAGTCTTCAATGCCGGTGTCGGATGTTCTATTAGACTATCGAACTCGTCCAAGTCACCGTCAGCAGGTACAGGCGGTTCGTCATCTGTGATTTCCCAGTCTTCCCAGCCACTGTTCCAGTTCAGAAACTTCTTCAATACATTGTCGTCGTTCGCCATTTGTTACTTCTCCTCGTCGTCATATGGAACATAGAGCAGTCCGAGGACAAACACAAAAATCGCACCGGGTACAATGCCAGAATCGATTGCCGGAAGTCCTAGGACGACTTGACTGTATCAGAACATCACAAGAACGAACGCGATGGTCAGGAATAGCAGTACAAGCTTCTTGACGGATTCAGGAATTTTGGAGAGAACGCGCTTGAGTGTCTTCATCTTGATGGTCCTTTTTAAGGTTCGTTTTACAAGTTAAAATATAATAAAAGTACCATTGCTTGTAAATTGTACTTTTCGTCTATTGTATAATTTTTACTGTTTTACATTTCTTGCTCATTGTCGACTTGCATAGCTTTACAAAGTCTTCGTTTTCTGATGAATCCTTTGTATAATGGGAATTCGTACCAGTATAGCTTAGAAAATTCCGACTGAAAGTCATAACAGTAGATTGTTCAGTCTTTCTCTACTTGCCAAGTGTTATGAAAAAATCTGCATTTGCTGACGAATGGCAAAAATATTTGAATATTCTGACATTTATGTGGTCTCTGACTTTCGCTTTTATTGCTTTAATTATGCAGTTAGACCAGAAACATCGTTTTCCTTTAACTTTTATGGATATCGCACTATTCTTATGCTTGTAATACTTGTAAGAAACTTTCAAAACAGCAAATGTAAAGAAAAAGCCATGATAAAATAGCAAACAGCTATCTTTGCTTCCATTTTTCCAACTTTCCTATCACTTCGAACTCGTTCTGACCACAAGTCACCGTGGAATCTGCAGTCACATGACAGTCTTCGCTACCATTTACTCCACTGGACTTGGAACACCCAGTCAGCAATGACCAAGCAAGATAACACACTAGGAACGTCATTGTCGCATAGAATACATATGCATTCTTCATTTGTTGTTCTCGCCTGTTGCAGTCGCCAAGTACACATTGCATCCAGTCTCTGCTCTCACCAGTTGTCGCCAGTCCTCAAAGTCTTCGAAGATTAGAAAGTTTTCTCCAAGTCTGTTGAATATCCACAGGTTTCTGTCGCCTGCGACGACTGGAGGAAGATTCAGCCCGAACGTCTCAGCAATCGTCCTGTAAGCAATGTAAGAGTATGGTTCTTCCTTGGACAGTCCCACGGCTGGAACAGTACTGAAATATAGCTTGCCATCTAGCTCGTAGAACGAGAATGTGCCCGGTACATTCTTGTATCTCTCGAAATGTTCCACTATATAGTCTGGTACATGCTTCTGCATAGGGTTCCTGCCTATTACTTGCGATACTCTCACACCGATTGGTTCCGCGAACAGATGACTGAACGGACTTGTAACGAGATCGATGAACTTTCTCAGTCCCGACCTATGTTCCTCGTGACGAGGATCGATGTATTCTGGTCCAAGCCTGACATACTTGTTTACGACAATCTCTTTTCCATCCTTCTCCACGAAGACCGGTTCCATGAAATACCAGTAATGCTTGTCCTTCATCCTGTTCCAAGCATTCTCGTCGAAATTCGTTACTATCATATGTCGTTCTCCTTTTGCTTTGTCTATCATTCCTCCAGTCCCATGTAGTCGGGCGTCGGCTCGTGCCAGTCGCTGTCGTCCCATTTGCGGATGAGAATGTACTTGCTACATTCGCAGTCGTCGTCGCCGTCAACGTACGCGAAGTATGTCCAGATATATGTTTCGTCCTCTTCGGAGTATTGACCGTTTCCCTGGGCGAGCCATTTCGCGAGTTCCATGTTCGTCGCACGTCGGGACTTCGGCTCTTCGGGGATTTCCGCGCAGTGGGCGAAATTGCCGCTGTCCGTTATTGCGGACAGGCCTACTTGCGGAACATACGCATGGACGAACGTCTGCGCGGGGTCGTCTGCGCTGCTGTCCCACACGAGCATCTCCTTCGGCGGGTCGAAGACGACCGGCTTTTCGCTCGTAAATTCCTTCAGTTCTTTTCCACTGTATTTCATTACTTGTTATTCCATGTTGATACGAATTTTACTTAAGTGCTATTTGCCGACATCACTTTCTTTTTCAGAAAATGGTAATATGTTACCATGACGCCAATCAGAAACACAAAAACCACGACACAGTTCTTTTGCACAAAATTGTCCGTCATGATGTGCATTATGGCTATTCAACACAACATCTATATTCGATTTACTATTATTGCTGTTGTCAGTCTTTATATTCACATTACTTATTTTTTATTAAGTTCTTTTCTTTTGTATTTTATTGAACATGTCGTAATGCACCATAGACGATTCGAACGTCTGACCTACTGCTTAGAAGGCAGTTGCTCTATCCAGCTGAGCTAATGGTGCCGATAGAAAATAGTAAAATCAATCGGGTAATTGACTAAACTTTTTTTTCAATTATAATATAGTTTAGCTTGTAAATGAATGTATAACACTATTTCAATGTCAGTCTACTTCAATACCATCTTGATAGTTGAAGTCGTCATCAGTAGCAATACAATATTTGTTCAGTTTGTCAAGTATATGCTTGATTAATGTGTCAGCCGTACAGTCTTTTATCATATTGTATGTGACAAAGTTGTCACTTTCAGACACTCTTTTGTTTCTGTCTGGCTTCCATTCAGTCGTGTCTGAATACACTGCGTTCTTGTAATATTTCACAGATAGACCATGACGCTTCAGTCTGTCAATCTCGTTTTTGTATAGAAACTTGACAAATACTCCAATCGGATATTCAACAGATGGTTCAACTTTGCTGTTTATCATCTTATAGACATAGTATATGTTGCCAGAACTACGTTCTACACTTTGTATTCTGCGATCGTCCATGTATCGTTGAATAGGATATCTAAACTTGAACTTACTGTTTAGCTCTTCACATTTTTTTATAAATGCTGGACCATGACCCTGAAGCTCTTTAAAGTTGTCATCAGCCTTTGGATCATGTTCGTCTTGCCAAGCATGCACAAGCTCATGAACAAGTACACTTCTGATCATTTCACTAGACGCGTTCAGTAGCTTAATAGAAACTACTATTTCGTGTGTATCACCTCGTGTACTACTGTATGCGTAGGTGTTGCTTCCAGAATTGAAAAGATGTCTAGACAGTTTTACCACAACTGGCAATTCTATTTCATTGTCAAAATATATTCTATTGTAGCTCTTTACGCGTTTGTTTAAGTCAGAAACTGTCCATTCCATAGTTAAATATTTATGGTCGCTATCATTGACACAAAAATTCGCACAATGTCATTAGTTCTTTCCAGTAGAACCCCACCCACCTCGATCAACGTTTCTTTCTAAAGAAGTTTCACGCATATCGACATCAGGTTGATTGGCTATGATTCTGAATTGGCAAATTCTGTCATTCTTTCTAATGATAGTGTTTCTAAGTGCTATTGCTGGAAACTTCCACCAGTCATTAGGTCCACAGAACGAATTGTCAATTACACCTATACTGTTTGCTTGAATTATGCCAAAGTTCTTGAAAGTAGAGCTTCTGGGTGCTATGATTGCTTCATACCCTTTTGGTAATTGAATGGCTACTCCGAGATCAATGTATGTAAACTCAAAAGCATTCATTGAAATGTCTGTTGCCGCTCTCAGGTCGATCCAGTCTCCTTGCTCTATCTTAGTAAGTCTTTTGATTGTGTCATCTTTATATTGAACTTTTATCAATAACTGCTTAACTGTCATAATGTTCTCGCTTGTCATTTGCTGATAAAGTCTGCAACTAGCAAACCTTGTGGATGTTCTGTTGTACATGCATTAAAGCATTCAATCTTCTTTGTACTTAGGTCTTTTAGTAAAAGTATTCCGCGTCGTAAACACAGTTCTGTTCTGAGATATTCACAAATAGCAAATGAGTCAACTATGTCGCTAGTCGGACTTACACCATGACCATTGTCAACTTCGGGCAAATCTGACAAGTCTGGCTTCTTAGAAGTCAGGTTTTGCCATGCTTGATACATACTGATTTTGTCACTAAGCCCATATTCTGTAAAGAACTTCTTAATCTGATTGACAGCATACCAGCGAAGCTTCTTTCCATCATTGAACAAAGAAATCTTCACATTTCCTTCAAACTCTGCTAGATTGAATATCAAACCCATAGCACCAGACTTGCCGTACGCGTAATCTTCTACCGCTACATATTCACAGTCTTTACACCAGTCTACTATTCTGTCACACATCCATTGATACTTAGCATAGTTAGTCTTGAATTCTTTATTGTTGTAGTAGACAATTTTGTCAGACTCTAGCTTTTTCTTGCTAGTAAAACCGATGATATGCTATGTTCTTTATTTCTAGTGTCTCGTCATCAAGTTCTTCGATTACAATACCGTGAAGAACTGATCGAGAGATCAAGTCCAGCTATTTTCATGATAACCTCACAAATTAAGATTATCTATAGACTGAATTTAGCCTTGCATAAAGTCTGCTGCGTAAAAGTATTTTGCAGCAGAAACAGGATCTATCTCTACAGTATATGTTTCTGAATCAAACAGCTTCTTCAATATGAGCTTAGCAGATGTATACAAGACAAAGTCTTTTGAATCAAGCTTAGAAAAGCCAGAACCCATAAAGCCTTTATTGATATACAATGCTTTCACTTGCTTAGCTAGTTCGTCAAGATTGATGAATCTCTTGTGAAATAGACAATATGTGACACCTTTCACTATCCTAGCTGTAAGTACATTTTCGTCTGAATCGTCTATCAGTCTATCAATACTTTCAGTCTTGTCACCAGTAGCAAGTACAGTCGCATTCATTGAACGCTCCGTTTTTGCTTCTTCTAACTGTAAGTATTGTTCAAATATCATTCTAGAGCCTTGATATACTTATGTGTAGCCGTAAATGCAGCCGTCGGATTATCTATTGTATTTATGTTTTCGAAGAAGTCGAGACCATTTATGAATGTAGCGTTTCTAGTATTGATCTCACTCAAAGAAGACACGATGCTATTGTAAGCTAGTTGTGTTACATAAGCAAATGCCGAAGTCTTTCTGTTAGCATCATATCTGTTCATGTAATGAAACATTGTCATTACTGCGTCAATAGCCATATCATCGATATGATCGACATACTTGTTATATAGACCCATTCTTGACATTCTACCACGCGCGATCTTGTCATATATTGTCCAAAGAGAAGTACGTATTTCTTCAAAATGTCTTACATATTCTTTTTGTTCTGCTTCGGACATTGCATTATATTTCTTGAATTTTTCTTCAGTATCTTGCTTACGTTGCTTTACAAAGTTACAAATAATGTCGTACTTTTCTTGTGTAATTGTGCCATTAGTAAATTTCTTGTTCATTCTAGCTAGATAGTCATCTAGCCATTTTCCGATCATCATCGAGATTAGTAAGATTGTATTCTACTATAAGATCACGCAAATGCGCATTATTGACATACTCAGCCATAGTCTTTCTCCAATTTTTACTGTTCACTAAGATTTCTAGCAACTCATTCTTTAGAATTACACTAGTCAGCAAGCTCTTGTTTTAGCTTTTCATTAAGTACATTCATTATTAGCTTCTATATTCTTCTACAAACTTTTCAACTATACTACGAAAGTTAAAGTCTTCTGTGTAAAATATGTCTTTTCCATACCAGCGTGCTAGATTACACATGAATTGACCAAAACGCCAGTCAGGAAAATTGTCTTTATGAACTGTCAACAAATATTGATACAGTTTGTCAAGGCGTTTTGGATCTCTCATTTTCTTGTCCTTTTTAACAATATATGTTCAACAAAAATAATATAGTAAATTATGTTATTATATGTAATCTACTAGAAAGCAAAGTCTTCGTTAGACGTATCTACTGCACCGCCTTCATCAGCCGAAGACTTTGCAGCATCAAGAATGTCTTCTTTTTCTTTCTTTATCAATGACTCATTCTCAAGAATGTCTTCGTCACTAAGTCCAAGAATCTTATGCATAAAGAAATACTTAGAGAACATAGGTCCACCTTCTTCAGAAGTCGCTTTTGAATTCGCCAGATTTGGCAAGAATTCTTTGAAAGTAGATACTTGTTCACCGATCTTTCCAGCCATCCCCAGTGTTCTGATCTTCTCGAAATCAGTGGCATAGTTGAACTGAATATTGTATATGTCTTTGTTCAAAAACTTTACATTCAGTCCTCTAAGCCTTATATGTTCAATGAAAGTGTGTAGTATTAGCCCGCGCACAAACTTATTGCCAAGTCTTCTACATTGTTTCTGAAACTCTATTTCTTGCAAGTCAGTCTCAACTGCTTGAGAGTATTGCTTAGCATTTTCATCAGATGACCATCTGCTATTTGGAAACTGCAGCGCGTCCATCACAGCTTGTCTAAACATCTTCAAGTCTTCGATCTGTCCATTGAATTCTGCAGAAGCCTTGTATGGCTCAACTGAAGAACCGTTTCCACCGTCACTTTGACTGAACCAGTAGTCTTCTGTCAATGCTTGAACATTCTTAGCCGAATTGATAGAACCTGTAGCCGGATCAAGTGACAAAGTCTTTCTATATTGTCCTTTGATCTCGTGCATGTAGCTTGGTATTCTAGACGGTGGCAAGTTGCCAGTGTAGATCTTGAAGACTCTCTTTTCTGGAGCACGGGTGATTCTGTATACTGTTAACGCATCTTCTATTGCTCTCAATTGATTAAGCGGCCTGATAGCTGGTTCAAGAATTCCTCTAATGTCATTCCTGTTTGTAGCCCAATCGCCATAGTTTGCATATGCAACTTGATCAAGAGTAAAAGTCTTTGGCTGGTCTTTAGTCTGGACATCGATCATCTTTGGATCTTGCATATAGCCCATTGGTACGCCTTCGTCATATATCACCAATGTGCAGAATGACGGAAGAATCTTGATGCCAAGCAGCGCAGTTCCTTCATCGTTCGAACAAAGCTCCCAGAACTGCTCTCCGTCTCTAAGCCAGCTGAAGAACATTTGCCATAAGTCATCTCGCTTGATTACAGAATTCACTACATAGTCAAACTCGTCTTGCAAAGTGAAAAGTTCTGTCTTAGTAAACTTATCACTGAAAGCATCCTTTATTCCAAACTTGAGAAGATTTCCATGAACATCTTCTGATATGACTTCATCAGTCATAGTAGACAACGCTTTTCTGACAAGAGGATATAATGCCATTGAACGATAAAAACTGATCCTCTGACATTTTGTACTGAACACTGAATCAAACAAAATGCCGTTGCTGTCACACGGATTCGTTGGATCATAGAATCCATTTACTTTTCCAGGAAGTAATGACGCCCAGTTTATAGCATCTTCATCTCTACCAATGCTATTCTGATTTGCATTCACTTGCTGAATGTGTGACTGTTCAGGCTCTTTTGATAAAAACTTATCAGAAAACGGATTTAGAAAGTTAAAATTCATGCTTAAGCTCTAACTATTGTAGTAAATTTCTATTCTTGTTATTTATCATAATAAATATACTTGAAATGCTATTCATAGAATACTTACAAGATGAACTTCAGAAAGCCGACATGAACGAGTCGATTGTTAAAGTCGGTCCTGACATTCGAAAAGGCAAGTATAGAAGTAGTCATCTAGAGACAAACAAGAAGAATACTAGAATTCAGCATTACAAGAATGGCAATCATGTCGAGAAGACAATGGATGCCAACGAAATCAAGAACAGGCACTTAGCTCAAGACAAGATTGCTCAAAAGAAGCGTAATGCAAAAATGAGTCAAATCCAGCACAAACGCAGACTTGCTATGATGCGCAGAAGAGTCATGAACATGAAACAACAGCCTAACCCTAAAGTCACGTAACTGTATGATTCGTAATTCTCTTCTCTCTATCAAGCCGCTAGTAGATGAATACATCATCGTAGAGACTTTGTCTAGAATGGGCATACCTGACATCCAAAAGAAAAAACTGTATCAAACTTGTCATTTCTTCAAACAGTTTGACTGCATATATCTTGCACATTTTAAGCAACTTTTCAAGTTTGCTACAGCTAAGAACGGAATGCCAGGCTTCGGCAATGTATCAGAAGAAGACTTGATAAGAAGAGACTCTATTGCAGTTAGACTTCAAAACTGGAAACTTATCGCTATACTCAATCCTGAAATAATTGGTCAAGAGACTTGCAAGATCTTCTGTGTACCTCATGCTGACAAACACCAATGGCAGCTTGTCCAAAAGATAAATGTAAACAATCTGTTTAACCTGATGTAACTAGCATAGTAGCTGGTACATTGTAGACTATATGTCCTTCGGGGTTCTTTTCATTTCCCTTTACTATCTGTACATCATATAACTGTACATCTTGAATTACAAGACCTTCTTTCAATATCTTGTATATGCACATATCATTCTTTACATTGCTTTTGACTAATGCACCGACTTCTAGCCTGTCTGACAATGCGTAAGCATTGTCCTGCTTCGCAGTATTGTCAACATTCTGCAATTTCTTCGCATTCATTGCAGCATTAGTCAAGATCTTGCTTATCCAGTCAGGACATTTCTTGTCTTTTGCTACATTCTTGCATGCATTGAACAAGATGTCTCTTTGTTGTCTAATTATTTCTATGCTTGTATCATTCATATCTTATGCCTAATATAATTTTTACATATAATATTATATAAAATTCAAAATAAAATATAGCAAGATAAAGCCTCTTTCCTCATTTCCGACAAGATATAATATAGTTCACTTTTTGAAGGTGAAAAAGACTGACTTTTATTTTTTTACAAAGTTTACAATAAGAAAAAGCATCATATTGCTATGATGCTGTAGTAAACAGGAGATTAAGTATGTT